CGGGTTGAGCGGGATCCACCGCCGGCGGCTCGGCGTCTTCACCTTGAAGTCGGGCCGCTGTCCAATGGCAAGTCCGCCGCCAACGCCGTCGCGCACCTGCAGCCGCTCGGCCTCGTGCGGGGACAGTCCGGTGAGCATCATCAGCTCGAGCGCGGCGCGGTGATTGTCGGGGACCGCCTTCAGCGCCCATACGAACGCGGCCTCGGACGGGAGCGCCTCTTCGGTCGTCGGAACCTGCACCGTCGGAAGCCGCGGCCGAACGCCAAGCAGCTGCTCGTCGACGCACCAATTGAGGATTTGCCGGAGGACGTTGAGCTCGCCGCGCACCGTCACGGGAGCGTGCGTCTGGAGGCGCTCACCGACCCACAGGTCGACGTCGGACTTGCGAAGGCCAGCGAGCGCCAGGTCGCCAAGCGCCGCCGCGATGGTGCCGGCGATCGCGCGTTGGTTCTCGTAAGTCGACGGAGCGACGAGCCCCAGGTTCGAGCACTGCGCCCGGTACGCGGTCCAGCTTTCGCATGCTTGGCGGACGTTCATGGCTGAATTCTCCTTGGCTGTGAGGTTGGGCGGGACCGGAATGCGTGTAACGGCCCCGCCCGTCCGGACTAGGCGGGTTCCGCCTCCTCCTTCGACTTGGAGCCGCCGATGTGGCCGTCTCCGTCGCCGTCAAACGGCGCTATCTCCTCGCGCAACTGCTGCGTCTGCAGCCGCTCCTTCAGCGCGAAGCCCATCAACGGCCACAGCTGGCGGACCGCGTCCTCATACGCGAATTTCTGCCCCTTCTCCGGGTCGAAATTCTCCGGGCTCGCCGGCGCGCTCTTGCCGATGACGACCCAGCCGTTGTGCAGCACAAGGATGCACAGCGTCAGGATCCCCAGCTCCTCCGGCACGAACCCGGGCTCGCGGCCGGGAATGCTGCTCACGGCCTCGGCCGCGGTGAGAAAGAACGAGTGGTTGATGCTGGCTTCGATGTCGTCGACGGACACGCGCGGCGCGACCGCGCCGCTCGCGCTCAGGGCTTCAGCCGCTACTAGTGCTTCGGTCTTCATGGCTACTCGTCTCCTTGGCTTGGCCGGACATTCTCCGGCGGGGGTTCACCGTGCAGGTCTTCGGCGATCTGCTCCGTCGAACGGCGTTGGCTCACGGGGACGCGGGTGCGTTCGAGCGGCAGTGCGCCCTGCTGCTCAAGCGCCTCCTCGTAGAGCCGGATCAGGTTGTCGGCCGCGAGCGTCTGACCCTCGCCGATCTTCCGGCGCTTCAGGATCACGGCCATGATGTTGTTGTCGAACCCGTCCGCCTTCGCCAGCTCCTTGCGGGCTTTGATGTCGAGGTTCAGGTCCGCCTTCGCCTCTTCGAGCGTCTCGAGCGCGCGAATGTGGTTCCACAGCTTCTGTGCCTGATCCGGGTCCAGGCGACCGCCGTCTAGGTTGCTCACTCGCCCTGCTCCTTCGGCTTGCGGCTGGGCCACAGGCTGAACACGACTCCGCGTCCGCGCGGGCGGTCGGCGATGTCGACCGGCTTGCTCCGGTCACTCTCGATGTGGACGCGAGCCCAATGCTCGCTGTCGTGGAGCTTATCCTTCTGCTGCTGCATCCCCCGTCCCCTTCAGTTGTGCCTGGCGCGCTTCGATGCCCCATTCGATGAGCGCTGGAGCGACTTCGTCGTGCAGCTTCTTCTTGATCGGCCACCACTCGCGGACGCCCGACTTGCCGTCGATCGTCTCCCCGGCCGGCGTCTTGACCTCGGCGCATTTGAGCGCGGCCATGAAGCAACAGAAGAACGCCGCATCGTGGAGCAGCGCGACCCGGTCGGCGGGGAGGACGAAGCAACTCAGAGCCTCGTCCAGAATGTCGCTGATGCCGCTCAGGTAGCGCTCCCGGACCTCGGCGAGCCGCTGGTCGAACGGGATGACCTCCATGCCGTTGACGGTTTCAGGCGCCTTCGTATCCACCGCCGGCCTCCGTCTGCTGGGTCGCCGGGCCGCTGTCGTCGAATGTATCGCGGTTGCGATTGTCGACGTTGCGCGCCCTTAGCTTGAAGCCTTCGAGCTCCTCGTTCGTGACGTGCTCTCGAAGCGGTGCTCGGCTGCTCGCCTTCCACGCACGCTCAAGCGCCGCGGTCCCCTTCTCGGCGGCGTCCGCGAGCTCGCCCTTGAACATTTCGGTCGTGACGATGGACCCTGGCTTGTCCAGCTGCGGCGCATCCTTCAGCGGCAGCACCTTGTAGAGCGCCTTCTTCCCGCGCTTCTCGTTCAGCGCCATGCTGCGCTCGCTGTCGATGCCGCTCATGTGGCTGATGCGGATGCCGCCGACCTTCATCCCGCCGAACTGGATTTCGGGATCGCGGTACAGGGTCATCGACTCACCGACGTATTTCTCGGTGTACTTGCCCCACACGTGCACCATGACGCGGCGCATCGACTTGCATGGCTTGTACGGCTTGCCGCGGTCGCCGACGTAGTGGACGGAGACGGGCTGGTCGGCGCTGTCGTTGCCCGTCACCCGCTCAATCGTCACGGTGATAGGTCCGCCCGCCAGGTCGTCGGCGTTCAGCTGGTCTGAGCGAGCGATTATGAATTTACTCATGTCCATGTGGGTTTCCTCAGTCGATGTGGCGCCACGTGCGACCGCCGCGGATCATGCAGACGGTCCCCGGGCTGACCCCAAATTTTGCTGCCAATCGCCGGCCGCTGCCGTTGCCGAGCGGCTCGGCGCGGATCGCACGGACCGCCGCTTGGGTTAGTTTGGCGTGCCCATGCCGCTCTCCGCGCGGCGTTCGCTCGGGCTTTGTGAAGCGACCATGCCTCGCGCCGGTCGCTTTCGTGCCATGCAGCACGCAGTCCGCCATGTTCTCGATCCGCGACGCCCACCGAAGGTTGTCGGCCCGTGGATTGGAGCGGCGACCGTCGCCGTGCGCGACCTCTGCTCCGAGGAAGGGCGGTGGACCGTGGAACGCCTCGCAGACGAGGCGATGAACGAGCCTAGTCTTCGGCTTACCGAACAGGGGAACGATGCGAACAACGGGGTATCCGTGCGAGCCGATCTGCTGAGGCACGATGCCTCCAGCGCGGCCCTTGCCGTCGGGAAAGACGCGCCGCACGCGGCCGAGATTGCTCACGGCGTAAGCTGGGTTGCGACGGACGCGCCGCCACTCCTCGGTCATATGACCATTTCCTCTTCGACTTTGCGCTCGGTCGGGATCGCGACGACGTCCCCAGCGAGCGCATTTTTGTAGCGGTCCCATTGCTGCTTCAGCCGGACCTCAAAGGCGGACGCGGCCATGACGATCGCGCCCTGCACCGCCTCGTCCGGGTAAACCCGTATGGGGATCATCGGCAGTCCGCCGGTGAAGACCAAAAAGTCGCACCACTGGCGCTCGGAAACGAGCAAGCCGGTCTGCACCTGCAGCATGAATTCCGTCGGGCAAGTCCCGGTCGACACGTTCTCAATGACGGCCTGGACGTGGAATTTCTGGCGCCGCGACTTGCATTCGATCTGCCCGTGCTCGCCGACCAGTCCGTCGGGCGAATAGCCGAGCGTGAAGCCCCAGCGGTCGTTGGTGATGAAGCCGACTTCGTGCACCGGCGCGATGCGCTCGGAGTAGAGCCGCCGCGCCTCGATCTCGTCCTCGTAGCCGCGGAGCATCTCGTCGCCGATGTACGTGGGCTCGACGTACTTGGTGATGCGCTGGGCCAAGAGCTCGAACAAATGAGCACGCTCTTTGTCGTTCGACGCGGCTTTGAGCGTCGCCGGCGTGACGATCAGCTTCATTTCGCTGGCCGTCAGGAGCCCGCACCGCGCGGCGAACCACTCGGGGGATCCTTGCTCCAGGTCATGGTGGTGGACGACGCCTTGGGTGGCGGTGCCGGCGACCGGCGTGGGCTGCGTCGGCTCCGCAAAGGCGGCGGCTGCGTTGTCGAAGGGGTTGGTCACTTGCGAAGCTCCTTGTTGCGGAATGAGTTGCTGCCGATGTGCCAGCGCTTGCAGCGGTCGCAGCGGTAGGGATGCACGCCGCCGCGTCCGCCCTTCGTGGAGAGGCGTTTGTTCACGCCCCTGAGGCAGCGGATCGCATCGGCCTTGCTGACGTACTGCGCCTTGCCGGTGCATCCCGGGTCGAAGGGCGGATCGTGCATCATGCGGCGATCCGGGGATTGCCGTTGTCGGGTGCGACGTCGCGGATGACCGGCGCCAGCAGCTCGGCCTCATCCAACTCCGCGTCGGTAGGACAAGCGCACCGGTTCTCCGGTCGCGCGTAGCGAGCGTACCAGCTGGTGATCCCGAAGCAGCGAGGGCACTCGGCGCGGATCGGCCAGCTCATGACGCCAGCATCCACGGGCGATGACGGCACGGGTCGCGGCTCTCGCACATGAAGCACGGCGAGCCGTCGCCGATGATGCGCTGGACGTCCTCGGGGACGGTTACGCGCGGGTCCTGCTTGCGGACGCCGGACGCACTCGTCGACTTGTGGTAGCGGTCGTAAAAGGCTCGCCGCTGCTGAGCCGGCGTGAAGCTCACGACTGTTTGCTCCGCTTCGAGATTTCGCGGAGCGCGTTCGTGCGATCGCACTGCTTCGACTTGCCGGCGGCGATGTCGAACAGGTCTTCGCAAAACGCGCCGAACACGCGTGACTGGAAGGCTAGAGGGTCGCGCGGAAGCTCCTTCACGAGTGGTTCTCCCCATTGCGCGTGTTGAGCTCGATCCGCGCGAGGGTGGCGCCGATGTCGTTGATGCCGTGGCGGTCCGTGCTGCCCTCCAGCGCGTCGGCGATGCGCTTCAGGCTGATCGCGGCGGATACCCGCGCCTCGCTTTCAAGCACCGTGTTCGAGGCGTTGTTCTCGCGGATCGCGTCATCGCGGTCCTTCGAGCGAGCGCCATGCTCGATTAAATCGCGTTGGGTCATGGGAACCTCCTTGGCTGTATCCTGTGGGTATATTTCATACCTACCGACGTCAAGAAGAAAGGTGCATTTTATACCCGTGCACCCAAAATTTTTTCTACGAGAGGTCGATTACAGAGCGAACGACCCGTCCGATGCAGCGCCAGCCCTTCTCGCCGATGAAGATGGGTTCGTGCTGCGGGTTCGTGCTGAATGGCTCGAGACGGCGGACTGGCTTGGAGCGGTAGCGCTTGACCGTGGGCTCGCCGTGGTGCGCGAAAATGTAGAACTTGCCGTCGCGCGGATTGCGGTCGGCGGCGTTGACGATGATCCGCGCTCCCTCCGGCGCGATGCGATCGACGCTGTCGCCGACGATCTCCGTGGCGAAGTATTCACCGGGGGGCAGTCCGCCGGCGATGAAGCGATCCTCCTCCTCGACCTGGCCGATGTCAGCGACCTTCCCTGCGCTGACCCAGCCGATGACGGGGATTTCCTGCGGAGCGCGGGCCGGACGGCCGATCTCGCGCATCGGTCCGGATCCGTCATACAGCCACTCGGCGCGGACCCGGAACTTCTCTGCGTAGCGCTTCGCCTGCTCGAAGCTGAAGGGCGAGTTGCCGTTGAGGTTAGCCTTGAAGGTGTCCTCGCTCCAACCGAGCTGGCGCGCCGCCGCCCTGGCGGACAAGCCGCTCGCGGCAAAGCTCGACTCCATGAAGGCGCGTCGCAATCTGTCGCTGCGTTCAGTCACGCATTCGTCGTTAAGCATAAACATGGGTATAAAACCTACCAAAAGCAGTTGACGTTGGGTGGGTATGAAATATACCTGAATGAATGGAACATGCAAAAATTGCCGTTGACGCGGTGTCCCACAACGAAACATTAACGCATGGAGAACTGATCGACCGGGGCGGTGGACCCGCCAAGGTCGGCGCCTCGCTGGACCCGCCCGTGGACGGCAACACGGTGAAGGGCTGGAAGCGCAACGACAGCATTCCCGGTCCCTATTGGCAGGGCTTCGCCGACGCGCGCATCGCGACGCTCGAGGAGCTTGCCGCGGCGGCTGAGGCGAAGCGCCGAGCTGCCGTTCCCGGAAACGACGAACAGGCGCCGCAGTGACGTGGGGACCGTCGCTGCGCTCTATGTGGAAACGAACGGCTGCTATTACGGCCTGACTGACGTCGACCCGTGGGATGAAGCCCGCGACGCTCGTCTCTACGCCGGGCCGCATCCGGTCGTGGCGCACCCTCCCTGCCAGCGCTGGGGCAAGCTGTGGGCGGGACAGCCGCTCTCGATCAAACTCACCGGCCAACGCAAGCGCCTCGGCGACGACGGCGGCTGCTTTCTCGCGGCACTGAAGGCCGTCCGTCGGTGGGGCGGGGTGCTGGAGCATCCGTGGGGATCGCGGGCGTGGCCGCACTTTGGGCTGAACACTCCTCCGCGCGAGGGCGGCTGGATCGTCGCCGACTTTGAGGGCGGCTGGACATGCTGCGTCGAACAGGGGCGCTATGGCCACCATGCACGCAAGCCGACGCTGCTCTACTCCGTCGGGTGCGACGAGCTTCCGTCCCTCCGCTGGGGCAAAAGCGAAATGCAGCTGGATCCGATCGTCGTCGAGCGGATCGGGCTGGAGAAAGCGAAGCGCCGCGGCGAAGTGGCCTCACGCGGCGGCGGCACGGACAGCGCACCGCGCATCGGGACGCCTGAACCCTTCCGCAATCTCCTGTTGGGCATGGCGCGCACTGCGCGGCCGGCGCGGGTCGCGGCCTAATGGGGCTGCGGGGGTATCAGGAAGCGGACCTAGAGCGTGTCCGCGCCCGCCTTCGGGCTGGCGTTGCTCGCGTTCTCCTCCAGCAGCCGACCGGCGCGGGTAAGACCGTGCTTGCGGCCGAGATGCTCGGCGGCGCGGCGAAGCGGGAAATCAAGTCTTGGTTCTGCGTGCATCGCCGCGAGCTGCTCGACCAAACGAGTGAGAAATTCACCGACGCCGGCATCCCGCACGGGTTCATGGCGTCCGGCTATCCGGTCAACGGCTTCGCTCCGGTCCAGCTGTGCGCGATCGACACGCTGGCGCGGCGGCTGCACGAAGCCGACACTCCCGGGTTCATCGTCCCGGACGAGGCGCACCACATGGTCGCCGCGACCTGGGCGAAGTGCCTCTCCGGGCACGAGACGGCGAAGACGGTCGGGCTCACAGCGACGCCGGAGCGGCTCGACGGACGCGGCCTCAAGGATCACTTCGACGAGCTGGTCGTCGGCCCCAGCGTCAAGCGGCTCATCGCCGACGGCTATCTGTCACCATATCGGTACTTCGCTCCGGGCGAACCGGACCTCGCCGGGGTCAAGGTGCTGGGCGGCGACTTCAACCGCGGCGACCTGGCGGCGGTGATGAAGGACGCCAAGCTGATCGGCGACGTCGTGAAGACGTACCGCAAGCTAGCGGACGGGCTGCAGGGGATCGTCTTCGCCGTGGACCGCGAGCACAGCCGCTCGATGACGGAGGCGTTCGTCGCGGCCGGGATCCGCGCGGCGCACGTCGACGGCTCGATGAACCGGAACGACCGCAAGCGCGCGGTCGACGCCTTCCGCGCCGGCGACGTTGCGATCCTCAGCAACTGCGAGCTATTCGGCGAAGGGTTCGACGTCCCGAACGTCTCATACGTTGGCCTCGCTCGGCCTACGCAGTCGCTCGCCCTACACTTGCAACAGGTAGGGCGAGCGCTGCGAGTGCTGCCGGGCAAGTCGCACGCCGTCATCGCCGATCACGCCGGCAACGCGTTCCGGCACGGGCTCCCGGACGACGAGCGCTCCTGGACGCTGGAGGGACGCAAGAAGGGCAAGCGCGGCGCGTCGGGCCCGTCCGATGCGCTGCCGGTCCGCCAGTGCCTCGAATGCTATCAGGTTTCGCCGTCGACCGCCGACCACTGTCCCGGCTGCGGCGTCGTCTTCCCCGCACGCGAGCGGCCCGTCTCGTTCGAAGAGGGTCAGCTGTTCGAGCTCGAACGGCTGGACATCAAGCGCCGGGAGCAAGATGCGCGCAAGGCCGAAGAGCGCGCATGCGCGACGCTCGGCGACTGGATCAGGCTCGGCAAGCAGCGCGGGTACAAGAACGGCTGGGCCATGCGCCAGTGGTCGATGCGGCAGAAGTGGACCTACGCGCGCGAACGGAGGCGGGCATAGTGGCCTCCGAGCGGCGCATCCTTGCCGAAGGGCTCATCGGCGTCACGGCCGAGCCCGACGTCTTCGCGTGGCGCAACAACACGGGCCAGGGTTGGCAGGGACAGCGGCTGACGCTGCCGAACGGCTACTCGCTGACCATCAAGCCGGGCATGGTCGTGCTGCGCGACGCGCGGCCGATTTCGTTCGGGCTTCCCGGCTCGGGTGACATTCTCGGCGTGGCGCGCGCCGGCGACTTGGGGTTCGGCTTCGCGCTGGAGGCGAAGACTGAGGACCGCCGCAGCCAGCAGTCCGAGCAGCAGCGCAAGTTTCAGATCGCATTCGAACGCGCCGGGGGGCGCTACGGGGTCTTCCGCTCGCCGGAGGAAGCGGTCGCACATTTGAGGGGGTGGCGTGGTGACTATTCTTGACCGCATGGCCGCGGCCCTGACCGCTCTCGACCTACGCTGGAAGGGCAAGCGTCTCCCAAAGGCGTTCTATCTCAACGCAGATGACTGGCGCCATTTCATGGCGACACGGCCGGGAACTGTCGAAACCATGTTCGGCAACAACCCGCCGGTGCTGGTCAAGGACGCTGCCTTTCAGGACATTCCGGTGCGGGAGTCGACCGCGCGGGTGAGCCGCCTTTACGACCACACGTCGACCGGCCGGGGGATTTAATGGCCGCTCGCCCGGACCCCTCATCATCGGACGTCGAACGCGCGTTTCGCGCGGAGATGGAGCGCGCCGGCTTCATCATCCACGGACCCGTGCAGCCCGACACGCCGGGGTTCGTGCGCTTCGATGCTCCCGGCGACAAAGCGGGCAAGGGCAACGGCTTCTACAAGCTGAAGACGGGGCGCTATCCGGTCGGTTGGTTCGGCGACTGGAAGCTCGGCGAGCAGCATCAGTGGTTCTACCATGATCCCGAGCGCGGCGAGCTGACGAAGGACGAGCGCGCCGCGATCAAGCGCGAACAGGCGAAGATGAAGGCGGAAGCGGCTCAGGCTCGCGAGACGCGCCAGGCCGAGATTGCGGAGGACGCCAGCAACAAATGGGGTCGCTCGTCCGGCGACGTCGAAGGGCATCCGTACCTGGAGCGCAAGGGGATCACGGTCCCACGGGGCTTGCGCGTCTTCACCGCTCGCGACGGGACTCGGCTGCTCGCGGTGCCGATGTGGTCGTTCGACATGAACGGCCAGCCGCAGCTCACCAACCTGCAGCTGATCGACGGCGACGGGAAGAAGACGTTCCTGAAGGGCGGTCGCGTCGAGGGGACGTTCTTCTCGATCAAAGGCGACGCCTCGCTCATCGTCATCTGCGAGGGCGTGGCGACGGCGTTCTCGATCTGGCAAGCGACCGGTGTCTCAGTCGTCGCTGCGTTCAACGCCTCGAACCTCGTCCCGGTCGCCAAGGATTTCGCACGGCACCGCCCGCTCGCAACGCTGATGATCGCAGCCGACGACGACGCGATCGCGCCGAGCGATTGGGATGAGCGCGGGCAAGGTCGCGCGTGGGAGAACGTCGGCCGGAAGAAAGCCGAAGCCGCTGCGAAGGCGGTCGGCTGTCGCTGGATCCTGCCCGTGTTCAAGGATGGGCAAGCGCGCGACCGGACGGACTTCAACGACTTGTTCCTGCGCGAAGGCGAGAAAGCCGTCGCCGGCCAAGTCATCGGCGCCATGCGCTCGGTCGAAGCGGAGGACGCGGAGCCAGGCGCGGCGATCATCCCCATCGACCGGGTGCAGGACGAAAGCTGGCGCGCGACAATTCCAATGGCGTCGTCGGGCAACCCGGACGGCAACAACGTCGAAGGCGTGGCGATCTACATTGCGAACCATCGCCTCCTCAAAGGTCGGCTCCGCTTCAACCAGCTCACGAAAGAGATGGAGCTGGACGGCAACAGCCTCGAGGATTTCCACGTCGCCGAATTCCGGCGGATCATGCACGCGGAGCGCTTCAAGGCGAAGAAGGGCGACGTCCAGGACGAAATGGAAGCCGACGCTCGGCGCAACCAATTCGACCCGCTCACCGAGTACCTGCAGGGCCTGAAGTGGGACCGCAAGCCGCGCATCGACACGTGGCTGACCGACTATCTCGGCGCGCCGGCCACGACGTACACGCACACGGTCGGCCGCAAGTCGCTCGTCGGTGCTGTCGCCCGGGCTCTCAGCCCCGGCTGCAAGAACGACACAATGCCGGTGCTGGAGGGCGATCAGGGGACCGGCAAGTCGACGGCGCTGCGCTACCTGTTCGGGGATCGGTTCTTCATCGACCACCTGCCGGACTTTCATTCGAAGGACAGCTTCCAGCAGCTGCAGGGCGCATGGTGCGTCGAAGTGGCCGAGCTGTCGGCGCTGTCGAAGGCGGACGTCAAGGACGTGAAGCAGTTCCTGTCCCGCCTCGTCGACAAATTCCGCCCGCCGTTCGGCCGACTCCCCATCCAGGTCCCGCGCCGCTCGGTGTTTTGGGGCACGGTGAACCCGGAAGAGGGCGGCTATCTGCGCGACCCGACGGGCGCACGGCGCTTCTGGCCTATCGAGACGACGCGCATCGACACGGACGCGATCCTGCGCGACCGCGATCAGCTATGGGCCGAAGCCGTTGCCGCGTTCGTCGCCGGCGAGAAGTGGCATCTCGATAGCGACGACGACATTGCCGAAGCGAAGGCCGAACAGGCGAAGCGCCGCGAGGTTCACCCGTGGGAGCCGGTGCTGGAAAGCTGGCTCCGGGCTGAGCAGGTCGAGAAAGTGTCGGTCGCTCGCGTGCTGAAGGACGGCGTTAAGCTGGACGCCGATCGGCAGGAACCGCGGCACGCTCGCATCGCTGGCGCGTGCCTCCGCGCGCTCGGCTGGATACCGAACATCGAGCGGTTCGAGGGCAAGGTTTCGAAGGTCTTCATCGCGCCCGAGTGGTGGCGCGAGCGGGCGCCGGCAGGGCCTGTCGTGGGACCGCAAGACGACGTCCCGTTCGTCTGATCCGGCGCTCCCTGGTCCGTGCATAAAGAAACCCGCCGAGTTTCCCCGGCGGGCTTCCCCTTCACAGCCAGTGAAGTCCGTTTGGCCCTCTACACGAAATCGCCGGATGCGGCTATAGGCGCGCGCCGATGGACCCGACCGAACGCAACCTGGCGCTGGCGCTTGTCTGCATCGGCATCGCTGCGTGCGTCGTCTCGCTGCTGACGCGGAGCCCTACAGCGTCGGCCCTCGCGATCCTGCCGCTGGGCCTCGCCGCGTGGCGGCTCTACGCGGCGCGGTGATAGGCGGCTTTCCGACCCAGCCGCTCGATCCGGTCTAGTCCACGTTCCCAACACTCTGTCCACGGCACTCCCTCCACCGCCGGCGGCATAGCCAGCTGCTTCAGCGGGGTCATTCCCGCCATAATCACTAATTCGCTGATTACCTGCTCCAGCTGTGGCCGGTCCAGCGTGCTTAATTGACTGATAACCGTATGAACCATTTGCGTTTTTCGTCCTTTCCCCGAGCGCCGGTTTCATGGCGGGTATATTATGAACCAACCATGTCATTGATCGACGTAAAGGACCCGTTCGTCGGCTCGAAACGGGACAGTGCACGAATGCAACAACAATTGTTGGAGTCGGCTGCGGTCGCTGGTCCGTGCGGGTCACTTCAGCACCCGCGCGATGTGTCCCGCATAGACGCTGACCGCCTTCCAGTAAGCGGCCATTGGTGCCTTGTGCGTTCGCCAGCATTTGTCTGCCCGCTGGCGCGCGTCCTGGGCGATGTCGAGCAGCACGCCACGCAGCGCCGCACGGTTGAGCGGGGACAGCTCCTCGATGCGCTTGGCGCTCGGTAGCGCCAGGATCGGGTTGCGGACCTCGCGTTTGCTGGAGCGGGTCATAGCAGCGTCGGCTCGTTCGCAGCGACGAACAGCGGCAGGTGATTGACGTCCTGGGCGTCGACCGCGCCTGGGCGCTTGGGCGACTTAAGCCGGAGCTCGATTTCTTGGCGGTGGCGGTCGCTGGTCCGCATGCAACTGGCGTGGCGGCAACCGGCCTCGTCGTAGATGCCCTTGCTGTCCGTCGGACGCGGCGGGTTGCCTTCGATCCGCTCCCCGCACACTCCGCAAGTGCTGACCCATTGGTGGTCGTTCCAGAATTCCTCGACTGTCATCGTGTTGCTCCCTGGCTGTGGGCGATGCGTGGCTGCATCTTGAGCGGGCGACCTCTGACGTCGCCCGCTGGGGTTGCAGTCAGGCGGCGATGCTCCCCTTCGCCCGCGCTTCGTCGGCGTATTCGATGAGCGTCTTCGTCGCCTTGAAATGAATGTCCCGCTCAATCCGAAGGCCGAACGGAAGGCGCAGCGCCTCAATCTCGGCGAGCGACACGCGGCCAATCTCAGGGCATCCGAACCCAAGGTCGCAAAGCCCGAACAACAGGTCCGGCTCTTCAGGATCGCGCTCGCTGATTAGCCACGTGGCGCCGCCGCATGGGTTGAACAGCTTCAGCACCGGCTTGGTGTTGCTGGTGTCTTTGCCCTCTAGCGCCCGCTGGCCGTTCGCGAGCAGCTGCGCGTTGATTTCCTTGGTGATGAGAATTTGCATTCTCGTTCTCCTGGCTGTGGTCCGCTGATGCGGTTAGGCGGGTCGATCGCACCGGCCCGCCAGAGCGCGTCAGTTTCAGGCTTCTCCGGCCGCGGCGACGCCCAGGACGAGCGCGCAGAACGCAACGACCGTGAGCATGACCGGGAAAACCTCGTTCACGCCCTCGACCGTGGTGAGCCCCAGGCCGAAGCCGAACGCGAGTGCGAAGATGACGAACGACGCTATTGCGACGGTTCGCGCCTCGCGCTGGCGACGCTCGTTTGCCGCTTCGAGCCATGCGGCACGGCGTTGACGGGCGGTCATGCGCGGCCACCGTTGAGCAGCTGCTGAGCTTTCCAGCGGCCTCCCTTCGCGGCTTGGTGGCGCGATGCGAACCCGCCCGCGCGAGCAATCACGCGATCGTCATCGTACAGAACGAATTCGTAGCGGGTGGCCGTCTCGTAATCGCGGCCAACGCTCATCTGGAGCGACGCGAGGCGCGCGCTCATGCTCCCGGCTCCCGCACGATGATGCACCAATCCTCGCCCGCGTCGTCTTCGATTGCGATTTCGTCATCGCTCACGATGCGGACGGCGTTGCAGCTGAAGCGCTCGCCCAGCGCGTCGCGGATCAGCTCCACGGCGGCGCTGACTTCGCGCGGTGCAAAGGCGGCGCTCATGCTGTCACCTGTTGCGGCATCTCGCGGCCTGACACCGTCTCCGGCAGCAGCGCGCCACCTGCGTCGTATCGCTCGGCGCGCTTTGCTCGACGGTGGAACTCCTCCAGAGCTTCGACCAGCGTCAGGTCATAGGCTCCGCAGCTGTAGGTGCGCTCTCCGTCGCGCTGGAAGTAGAAGTCCTGAACCATGAACGACCCGCCGCCCGGATGGGCACGCAGCGCGATCCCTCCCGGCATGGTCGAGGCGTCGCCTTTCGTCTGCACTTCGATGACTGTCTTTGGCATCGGGTTTCACTCCTTGGCTGTGAGCGGGCGCATTACACGCCCAGCGCTCACGGGTACATTTTATACCCACGCAAGTCAAGCGCTCATTGCAGTCGTTTGTGCGTCAATGTATTACAACGCGGCACAACAGGAGCGAACGACCATGAGCCAAGACGCCACGATCTCAATTCGGATCAATCGCGAGCTGAAGCGCTCGCTGGAGGCGTATGCGGTGGCCGATGACCGCTCAACCTCCTCACTCATAACGAAAATCCTGAAGCGCTGGGTCGCTGAGAAGCCCTCACTGCCGCCACTGGCGCTCGTCCAGGACAAAGACGACGCGCCGGAAATCGTTCACGTCACTCCGCGAGGCCGTCCGCGCGTGGTCGCGCACCAACATGAAGGCGAGCATCCATACCGGCGAGCGGTCGAGCCTTGGCTGTCCGGCCGCGACCGCGTCACCGTTGACGAAGTGCTTGAGAACGCGCTGCAAATTGATCCGACCACAGCCCAAATCGGCCAGCGCAAAGGCGTCGAAATGGTGCTCGCTGAACTCGGCTGGGAACTCAAGATCGAGCGCAAGCAAGGTGCTGAAGACCTGCCTGTCTGGCTGCTTTTGTAACCGAGTGTAACCCTGAATTCCCTAGAGAGCATACAGAGTTTAAATTTGTCGGACATATATAGTGGTATGTCAGACACATTTAATTGTTAGACTGTCTCTAGGGAAATTCGGGTTACGTTCGGTTACAGCATTGACCGTCGCATTGGGTGCGTGAGATGCCCACGACGATGGAGATAAGCCGCGCCATTGCGACCGTGAATGAGACACAAGAGGCGACGGGCAGTGTAAGTGGCACGTCCGCCCTCAGCGAGCGCGAGCGAATTTTCGTGGACGCGTTCATCGGCAACGGTGGAAAGGCTCGCGAAGCCGCCCTCGAAGCTGGCTGTCCCGATGGATCGGCCCACGTCGAAGCGTCCAGAATGCTGTGCCGCAAGCGCGTCGGCGATGCGATCCTGGCGCGCTGCTCGACCTTCGCCCACGCCTGTTTGCCGGTCGCGATCCGCACGCTTGTCGAGATAGCTGGCGACACCGAAGCGCTACGCAAAGACCGCATTAAGGCCGCGAATTCATTGGTAGAATTGACCGGGCTCATGCCGCGCGGCCCTGGCGTTCAGGTCAACGTCGGCGTCGCGGTCAATGGGCAGCAAGCGCAAGCGATCATTGAGAGCGTGCACCAAGCGCGACAGGCCCGATTGTCCGACATTCCGCCCGCAATGTCGGACACGTTGCAAGAGGATTTGCGGACGATTGAGGCGCTGGCATTGCCTCCGGCGGACGACCCCCCGGGGGGGGATCAGCTTCAGGGTCCCGGCGCCGGTACCTGTCCCGTACCTGTGTCCCAATCCGCGCGCCCTCCGATTTCCGATGTTTCCGAGCGCGTGCCGATCGAGCGGCCGCGCGACCCGTTCGGCAATCCGTTCGACAGCCAAGGAGAAGACGATGCGAGAGATGACCGCTGAGGAACGCAAAAAGATTGAACAGGCGGTCTCGCGACTGGGCGACGCGTTCACGGAGCGACAGGATGCGCGCGAGGCGCTGAGAGCCGCGCAGGAAAGGTTCGCGAACGCGGAGGAGCAGTTCTCCTGCGCGGAGGCTGACACGCGGACGGTGTTTCGCGAAATGGCCGGGATAGGGCCTTACGCATGACCGCCGCGATGCCGATGGAGAGCTACGTCGACTTCTTCGAGCGCGAGCTTGGGATCGCGGAGCCGGGGAAGACGAACGTCACGTTCGTCACGTACGACGCCGAGCGGAAGATTGGGGTCGCCGTTCGCGTCCCTGGCCGGCGCACGCACGCGGTCCGCGTGGCCTTCGCGCCCGGCTGGGAGACGCTGGCCGTCGAGGGCCTGCGCGACTGGAAGGACAACCCGTGAAGCCCGACGAGGACGTCCTCACGCTCGACAAGCTGGGTTACTTGTCGCGCTGGGCGAAAGCCGTGCCGGGCCTGCAGTTGCACTCCAACCCGCATCTCCTCGACGGCCCGTTCGAGGATTGGTCGGAAGTGCGCTCGCCGTCTCGCGCCGCGCGACGTCGCCGCCAGGGGCACCCGCAACGCATTCGGACCTACTACCTGCCCGCCGAAAAGGCAGTCCAGTTTGAGCGAGACGGAGTGGTCCATATCGTCATGCACCCGGCCAAGCTCGCCGAGCTGAAGGCGGAAATTGACCGTCGCCGAAGCTGAAGCTCGCGCCGCGCGGAACGGCTTGCGGCTAGAGTTCGACGATCGCGACGCGGGCCCGTCGTGGCCGGGAAAGCGGTTCGCGAGCGCGCATCTTTTCGACGGGCAGCGGCAGGTGGCGGGCGTGGCGCACAGCTACGGCGACGAAGCCTCGCGGCAGCGGGCGTTGTCATTTTGCGCGAAGTGGGTATTTTATGCACCCACGGGCTGACCAAGCGCCCGTCACGCAATGCCGGGGGGCTGCGACATGCTGGGGGGATTTCTGCTTATCGTCGGGCTCGCGGTCGCGGGCATAGGCGCGCTGATGATCTTCGCCGGAGGCATGTCCGACGACCCAGCTGGCGGCGACAAGGCGACAAGTCAGGGCTGCATCGTCCTTGTGGTCGGACTCGCCGCGTTCATCGGCGGCGCCGCGCTCCTGTCCTACCACGTCCTGCGGTGAGCGGCGCCTGTTCGCCAGAATTCATCGAGTACGTTGCCCGGACGTACAAGGATGATTTCACGGGCTACCGTCTCGACATCTTGGGGCGGAAGCCGAACCCCGCGACGCTCGAGCTCGAAAAGAGCATCGTCGTCAACAAGCGCACCGCGGCGGGCACCGGACACGGGATCGGGAAGACCGCACTCGGCGCCGACGCGATCCATTGGTTCATCTCGACGCGGCCGCATCCGGCAATCGTCGCGACGGCGAACACGGAAGACCAGCTCACCACGAAGCTGTGGCGCGAGCTGAATAAGACCAATCAGCGGGCGAAAAATCGCGATTGGTTCGAGTGGAAGCAGTCGACCTTCACGATGTTCAAGGACCCGACCGCTCAGGCTGTCGCCCTGGCATGGTCCGAACACAATCCGGAGGCGTTCGCCGGCACGCACGAAGACCACGTTCTCGGCGTCTTCGACGAAGCGTCGGCGATCGCGCGGGCGATCTTCAACTCGTTCGCTGGCGCCATGTCGACGCGCGGCGCCCGTTGGCTGCTGCTGGGCAACAGCACGCGGACGGAGGGATATTTCTACGACGCGGTCCACGGGAAGCTGAAGGCGCGCAAGGAAGGCGACGAAGCGCGCGGTTTCTGGAAGAGCTTCGTCATCCCCTGCAGCGCGTCGCCGTTCGTGGACCCCGGGTACATCGCCGACATGGAGCGGCAGTTCGGCAAGGACAGCGACGAGTACCGGATCCGCGTCCTTGGGCTCCCGCCGCGCACGGATGCGACGCAGTTCATCTCGCCGGCGCTAGTGACCGCTGCCCAGGAACGGGACATTCCCATGTTCTACCGCTGGCCGCTGATCGTCGGCGCCGACGTGGGTCGTGGGGATAGGTCGGTGCTCGTGCCGCGACGCGGCCGGAAGGTCAGCTCCCGCATCCAAATCCTGAACGGGTCCCGCACGACGGACTTTGCGCGCGGCATCGTCGAAGAAATCAAGATGTACCGCGGCGAAGAGGGCCTGGAGGCGAACGTCGTCGTCGAAGAGCTGGGCATGGGCGTCGGCGTCGTCGAGACTATCGAGGACATGGGCTACGCCGACAACGTGTGGGGCGTGAACACGGGCGCCTCGCCGAACGAAGGCAACCGCGAGCTTTACTCGAACCTGCGCTGCGAGATGTGGGGCGAGATGAAGGATTGGCTGGAGGGCAACGTCGAGCTGCCCAACAATGCCGAGCTGTTCGACGACCTCACCGTCATCAAGAAAAAGCCGAACGTCAACGGCAAGCTCCGTCTGGAGACGAAGGAGGAGATGCGCCGCCGCGGCGTCCGCTCGCCCGACGTCGGCGACGCGCTCGCACTCACGTTCGCTGTGCCCTTCGATCTGCTCCCGGAGCGCCGCCGCGAAACTGATACGTGGCGCGACCCCTACAACTCGTCGGTCCCCGCCGGCCTTAGCTGGATGAGCAACTGATGTACGACGAACCGATCGCACCCGGGGAAGACGTCCAGACCACGGATCCGCAAGGGCAGGAGCCGCCGAAGCCGACGGGCATGTTCCTGCAACCGGACGACGTCCTGGTCAAAAAGCTGCGGACTCTGCTGAAAAAGGCGGTCGACCACCACTCGAAGCGGCGTGCCGCGCGGAAGAAGGAATGGGCCGCGCTCGCCAACGAGCAGTGGGAAGAAGCGGACAAAAACCGCATGTCGGGCCTGAAGCGGACGACGCTCACGCTGAACCTGCTGCAGACCATGCTCGCCGCCGTCGAAGGCGAGGAGCGCAGCAACCGCCAGGAGCTCAAGTTCTACGGCGAGGAGGAAGGCGACGACGTCTCTGCCGCTGCTTGGGGTCGCATCCTCAAGTGGGTCATGGAACAGTGCGGCGGCGAATTCTCGCTATCGTCGATGTTCCGCGCCGGCGTTGGCGTCGGCGAGGGCTGGGTCGTTCCCGACGTCGATTTCTTCCGCGATCCCGACGGGCAAATTCGGCTGGAGTTCGTCGACGAAGACGAGTGCTGGGGCGACCCGCTGTCGACCAATCCGACCGGCGAGGACATGCGGCATTTCTTCCGCGGCCAGATGTTCGAGGAAGACGAGATTGACGCCCGCTGGCCCGGGAAGCTCGAGCAGCTCCGGCTGAAGACGCTGGAGATGGAGCCCGGCGAAGAGACGGACGGCAAGGGCTACCGCGACGTGTACCTCACGCCGGATCAAACGGCGGGCCCGAAAATCTGCGACGCGGCCGAGCGCCAGTGGATGATCGTCGAGGCATGGTGGGCGCAGATTGAGCCCGGCCACGTCGTCCTGAACGAGCAGACCGGCGACCTGGACGAAGTTACCCCGGAGGAATTTCAACAACTGAGCGCCGAGCGCTCGGCCGCGCAGAAGGCGTGGCTGCTCCAGAAGCTGAACCCACAGTTCGAGCAGGGACCGCTGGGTCCGCAGCCGATCGACCCCGGGCCCATGCCGCCGCCGCTGCAGTCGAAGGAGCGTCCGCTACGCTGCCTCTATCAGGCGTTCTTCTGCGGCGACGTCCTGCTCGAAAAGCGCAAGAACGAAATCAAGGGGCTGCGGCGCTTTCCCTACGTCCGGTTCGGCGCGATGTTCGATAAGGACAAGCGGCATTGGTACGGGCTGCTGATGCTGGCGCTCGACGTTCAGCGGCAGCACAACGTCGAGCAGTCGGCGATTATCCAGCTAATTCAGCAACTTCCGACCGCTTCGTGGATGGGTCCGAAGGGGAGCTTCCACAACAAGAACGAGTGGGAGACGAAGCTGGCGCAGCCCGGGAAGCTGCTCGAATACAACGCGACGCGCGGCAAGCCCGAACAAATCGAGACGCCGCCGATCCCGCGCCACCTGGTTGAGCTTGCAATGGCGCGGCCCAACCAGCTCCGCGAAATCACCGGCATCAACACGGAGATGACCGGCCAGCGCACGCCCGACGCCGGCGTCGTCATGGAGATGCGGAAGAAGGCGGCGACGACCGTCCTCGCGCCGATCTTCGACAATTACCGCCGCTCGAAGCTCGACGTCGGCAAGGTGCTGCTCGCGTACATGCAGCGCTACATCAAGCCCGGGCGCCGCCTCCGCATTCTCGGCGAAGACAAGGCCGGCTGGGTCGAAGCGACGCTCGAGATGACCGAGGGCAAGTTCGACCTCAAGGTCGAAGAGACGAACGCGTCGATCAACGACCGGATGGAAACGCTCACCGTCATGCAGACGACGCTTCCGCAGTTGATCCAGACTGGCGTGCCGATCCCGCCCGAATTCATCGACCTGCTACCGATGAACCCGAGCATTCGCGACGCGTGGAAGCGCATGCTCACGTGGCACCTGACGCTCCAAAACATGCTTCCGCCGCCCGGCTGGCAACCGGGAATGCCGGCGATGCTCCCGCCGCCTCCGGGCGCACCCGTCCCCGCCGACCCCAACCAGCCGCCGTCGGTGGCTCAGTAAAGGACTGCTCCAATGGCCGACAAATCCCCGTTCGACGAAGAATTCTCTCCCGAGGAGGAGGCCGCGCTTCAGGACGCGAACGCGATTCCGCCCGCCGAAGAGGAAGGCGAGGGTTCCGTCGAAGAGGCGCTCGCCGCGGCGGGCCAGGCGAAGGAGCCGGATCCCGCGCCGGCCGAAGCGCCCAAGCCCGGCGAGGCACCGGCCGCTGAAGCTCCGAAGCCCGCCGAAGAGCCGCCCGCTCAGACGGAGGAACAGGAGCTCGCCGCGTTCCTGGAGAAGCACAAGGACAAGACGCCGGAGGAGCTGCAGCGGCTGCTCTTCCAACAGACCAAGCGTGCCAGCCGTGAAGCGGCGGACAATCGCCGGACCCGCTCGCAAGTCAGTGCGATCGCGGAGCGCGCCCGTGCCGCCCAAGCTCGTCGCGAGCAGCTGGCGACCGCCGCCCCCGACCTCAAGGAGAAGTTCCGCCAGCGCGTCGGGGAGGATCCCGATGCGGCCGTCTCCGAGCTGTTCGAGGCTATCGTCGACCAAAAGCTGCAGGAGGCGGACAGCGAAGTCCAAGCCGCCCGCGTCGAAGAGGCGATCCAGTTCGCCGACGCGCACATTCCCGATTTCGGTACGAATTGGCCGGGGATGCACAAGCTCGCGAACGAGATCGGCTATAGCGACGACGAAGTGAACGCGATCGACGACGGCCGTCCGCTCATCGCGCTCTACCTCGCGAGCCATACGGCGCGGTTGATGAAGGCGGGCATCATGGACCGCTACGGGAACATCAACCTGGAGGCCCTTCCCGGCTTTCAGGCGACGCCAATCGACCCGCGCCTTGCGGCGCCGGACCCGCAGAAGACGCTGGGCGGCGGTGCGGCGCGCGGCGCTCGCGGGGCACAGACCGTCGAACAGCAACTCGCCGAAATCGCGAACATGTCGGACGAAGAATTCAACAAGCTCGATCCGGCTGTCCTCGATGCGCTGCTGAAGGCGGCGTAAGTTCAACCACAAGTTTCGGTCGGTGCGTCCAGAGGGAGTGACCGGCCGGGAAAGGGAGTAGCATGGCAAAGCCGAGCAGGAAGAAAGCAGCGACCAAAAGGACGACCGCGAAGCGCAAGCCAGCGGCGCCCAAGCCCGTTGACGTGGTGACGACGGCTCCTGAGCCTGAGAAGCCAACCGAGCCGCAAGGCGCGGGTCCCGTCGACGTGGTGACAGCTGGAGGCCCCGCGCCCGAACAGGTTGCGGAGACACCAGCGCCGGAAGCTGCGGAGCAACCGACTGAGGCGAGCACTAAGACGACGGAGGACGCGCCGGCCCCGGAGGCGCCCGAAGAAGTCGATCCGCCAGCCGATGAACCGGAAGCTCCCGCTCCAGCCGCCCCGTTCGCAAGGTGCACCGTAGGCCCGGTTGAAGCCCGGGTTGGGCGTGTGTCTTTGGACGCGGTGCTCGGGCTCCTCAGCCCCGATGGGCTGCGACGAATTGAAGCGGAGAAATCGACAGCTTCGTTCGAGTCCGTGCGTCAGCGGCTGCTTGCTACCGATGGTCGTGCTACTCCCGTTTTCTTCGAGGCCGGCGCCGCCGAAGGGGACGCTCCCTCCATCCTGCACGGCTATGCGGAAATCGCCGCCGCTCAGGACTGTGGATCGGACGACGTAACTGTGATACTCATTCCGGCGGGGGGCGCTTCTGAAGCGCAGTCGCACATCGTCGAGATGGTGCGGCAGCAGCGCGTTAAGGAGCAAACCACCGACAAAGACGACGACCTGTTCTACCGCGTTCACGCGGAATAGCAGGACCGCTCCGCACCCGCCGGCGAAACGGCGAGCGGCCACGCCCGGCCTTAATGGGCAGCGGTAAGCGTCCCAGCCTGATCGGGTCGCAAGAGGATCGCGCACTCAAACGCGCAGCGGCTTCCCAGCCTCAACGGGAACCTCCGTCAACTCTTGCATCGACCGGGCTGGGAGGCCCCAAACATCATGGCATCGACCACCATCACGAGTGCGTCGGCCCTTGCTGTCAAAGTATGGGCACGCAAAGTCTTCAACGACGCGGTCAAGACGACCCTCTACGGCAAGCTGTCGGGGACGTCGGATCGCGCGATCGTTCAGGTGAAGGACGAGCTGAAGAAGGGCGAGGGCGACCGCGTCCGCTTCCAGCTGCGCTCGCTTCCGACCGGGATCGGCGTCCAGGACGACGAAACCCTGGAAGGCAAGGAAGAGGGTCTGGACTTCCGCTACTTCGACCTGACGCTTGGCGAGAAGCGCCACGCGATCAAGGTCGACCTCAACCTCTCCGCACAGCGGACCATCTTCGACGTTCGCGCCGAAGCCAAGGCCGCGCTCGAGGAGTGGATCGAGGATTACGTCGACACGACGTTCTTCGAGGCGCTCTCCGGCATGCCGCTGCGCGGCGCCGCGGTGTCGTACTACCACCCGTCGGGCTTCCTCGGCGGCAACGCGCTCACCGCACCGGCTGCTGACCGCATCATGTTTGGCGGCACCGGCGTCGTGGCGCGCAACGGCCTGGCTGTCGGCGACGTGATGACGCTGACCGTCCTCGACCGCGTCGCTGAAGCGCTGAAGCTCGCTTCCCCGACCATGCGGCCGGCTTCCTTCGACGGGAAGCAGCTGTTCGTCGTTATCATGCACCCGTACCAGGTGAACGACCTCCGGGCGAACACTAGCGCGGGCCAGTGGTTCGACATTCAGAAGGCCGCGATGATGGGCGGCAAGATCGCGGACAACCCCATTTGGGGCGAAACGCTCGGCGTTTACCGCAATCTGCTCATGATCGAGTCGACCCGCGTCCCGACGTTCTCGAACGGCGGCGCTGGCGGCAACATCGCGGGCGCCCGCGCTCTCGTTCTCGGTGCTCAGGCGGCGGTCGCTGCCTACGGCAACGGGACCGACGAGAAGGGACGTCTGAAGGCAACCGACCGCACGTTCGATTACGGCAAGCGGTACGGCGTCTCGGCGACGCTCATTTGGGGCATCAACAAGACGGTCTTCAACAACCAGTCGGACTTCGCAACCTTCGCGCTGGAAACGGCCGCGAAGTCGCACGCCTGACCTGAGTGAGCGGCGGGGGGTTTCGGCCCCTCGCCTAGAACGGAGAATATCATGGCTCGAGTTGCAACTTTCCTCCTGGCGGCGACCATCACGCCGCTTCTCGACGTCGGCCTCTACAACGTGCGCCGCGACGCAGCCTTTCCGGCTGCTGGCGGACCGGCCAACGGCGACTATTGCCCACTGTTCGCCGTGGCGCGTGCGGGTCGGATCATCGACGCGGACATTGCTCAGTCGGCGACCTTGGGCGCTGGCTGCACCGTCAAGCTGTCGCTCTACCGCGCCGGCGCGCTCGTTCGCGACCTGACCGTCGCGACGGCTGGCGGCGCCGCGGGCTACGCCAACGCGAACACGCTGGGTCCGATCGACGTCCAGGCGGGCGACGAAGTCGTGGTTGTGGTCGGCGGCGCTAACGTCGCTGCTGCCGCGACCGTCACGGCGGACGTCCAGCTGCAGCACTAAGCGGCGGCGGAGCAGTCCGTCGATTAGGGGGAGGCGTGGGGTATGCCGTGGGTCATTGGTGGCGTTTCATCGCTGACGTGGTCTGCGGCCCGCGACAAGGTCCGACTGGATCTCTGGCGCAAGGGGAGCACAGCTATCCCCGACGACGTTGTCGACCGGGCGCTCCACGCCTCCATTCTTGACATTGAGAGCCGCCGCAAATGGCAGTGGCTGGAGAACATCACCAGCGCGATTGAGCTCGGCTTCGCCAGCAACCAGCTAGACCTTCCGGCCGCGTGCGGAGCGGTCCAGTCGCTCTCCGTCTTCAACGGCGACAATCCCTATTCCGACCCGCTGGAATTGGTGCCCATGCCCAAGCTCCGCGAGATGGTCGGCAACGCGGGCGGCATCCCGACCTGCTACGCGATCAGCAACGGCATCGCCTTCTTCGATTGCATTGCTCCCGCCTCGACGCGGTTCGAGCTGATGTTTCAGGCGAAGTGCCCGGACCTCCTGGAGGACGCCGTCGAAAGCCCGCCCGTCACGCTCGGGCTGCATCAACAGGCGGTCCTGGCCGGAGCGAAGGCGCTCGTCGCGCTGGAGTTCCTGCACGACGACGCCAAGGCCCAGCGCAACAACTCGGCTTTCGAAGCCCACATTGGCCGGATGGAGGACCGCGACGACCAGCTGCGCGGCGACGAACGCGGCGGGACCATCCAGCCCTATGACGACCTGCACATTGCCGCGCACGGGCGCCGGTAGGGGGAACAATGGCCGATACCTTCACTCCGAATTACAACCTCACGAAGCCGGAAGAAGGCGCCTCGGACAATACCTGGGGCAACAAGCTCAACGCTGACCTTCAGGCGATCGACGCGCAGCTGAAAGTGCTCGCCGACCTCGTCGCGACGAAGCTCAATGCGGCATCGTACACGGCGGCGGACGTACTCGCGAAAATCAAGACGGTCGACGGCCCTGGCTCCGGGCTTGATGCCGACACGGTCGACGGGGTCGACTCCGGTGCGCTTGGCGGCACGCCGTCTGCGGCGGACATTCTCACGGCGCTGCTCACCGTCGACGGATCCGGCTCGGGGCTCGACGCCGACAAGCTCGATGGGATCGACGCGTCGGGCTATGCGTCGTCGACGCACACGCACACGGCCTACGTCGCGAAAGTCGGCGACACGGTAACGGGCAACATTGTCCGCTCGAGCAAGGGCGTTCACACCTACCACAACGACCCAGCGCTCACGTCCGGCCGCATCTTCATCACCGCCGTTGGAGCGGCCGATCCGACGTCCCTTCCCGGCGATATCTGGATCCAAGTCTCCTAGATGGGCTCCATTTCGATCCGCGACGCTGCGAGCGCGCTAAAGTCGGGAACCGTGCTGAAGGTGCGGGACGCGGCAAGCGCGCTGAAGACCGTCCAGACTATCAAGCTGCGCGACGCGGCGGGCTTGCTGAAGACCGCATATGACGTCGGCGGTGGCGGCGCCGGCGCGAGCGTCTCCGTCACGCCGTCAGTCAAGGCGACGAACAGCGACACGGTCAACAACAACACAAGCAGCTTCACCGCGGCGTTCACCGGCGGTTCGCCCAGCTCGATCGTCTGGAGCATCCAGAGCGCCACCGGCGGCACTGCAACCATCGTCTCAGGCCAAGGGACCGCGACGGCGAGCATCAAGCTCACGAACACTGGAGCCGCCGGAACGACCGCCTCCTGCACGATCAAGTGCGTGGCGGTCATTGGCGGCGTGTCCTACAACGACACGGCGACGAAGACGCACAAGCTCAACGTCGTGAGCGGCGGTGGCGGAAGCGGCACTGTCAGCATCGACAACCAAACGCTCGTCCGCACGTCGCTTCACGGGACTGCGTGCCAATATAATTTGAACGCCGACGGGAACGTCTATGGTCCGACAGCGTCGGCGCTGCTCGAAGCGTGGCTGGACAGTGGTTCGGCCGGCAGCTTCGAAGCCCGCGCAACGCTGCTGAGCGGGGCACTCACGACCGGCACGACCGGCGTATGGCAAGCCCTGTCGACGACCCGCACGTGGACCGCCACGCTTGCCTCGATCAAGATTGAAATTCGCCGCGTGAGCGATGGGGTTATCCTCGACACGGCGACCATCTCACTCGAGGCGGACGCTACGGGCGGGGGGAGCGAATGACCTTCGCCCGCTCCGAAATGGCCTTCAGTCCAGGCATCTACGCTAATCGGTCGAAACGCGCTTCAAAGCTGCGCTGGGTCGACGGCGATCTCGTTCGCTTTCGCGACGGCGTTCCGGCTCAGGTTGGCGGCTGGCAGGCACTTGTCCCGACGTCCGGCGCGATTACGGGAAAGGCGCGGGCGATCCTAGCGTTTCGCCTCAACGACCAGAAGGAGCGCTACGCGGCGATCGGTAGCCACACGGGCGCCTTCCTGTGGAACAGCGACAGCCTCACCGACATCACGCCGGCGGGCTTCGTCGCCGGCGTTGAAACCTCTATCGCCGCGGCCGGCTACGGCGCGGGAGTCTATGGCACCGGCCACTACGGCACTCCGCGCACCGGCATTGGCAACCTCTCCGAAGCGTCGAACTGGACCTTCGATATGTTCGGGCAAATTCTGCTCGGGTGCTTCGATTTTGACGGTGCGCTCTACAAGTACGACAAGGCCGGAGCCGACACGCAATTCGAAGCGGTTGCGGGTGCGCCGGTCGGCCGCGCGATCTGCATGTCCGACGAACGCCACCTGTTCATGTTCGGCTGCGACGGCATCCCGGGACAGGTGAAGTGGTCTGACCGTGAAGATTTCACCGTCTGGACCCCGCTCGCGACCAACCGCGCCGGCGGCTACGAGCTGCAGGTCCGGTCGCCGTTCCAGTGCGGCGTGCGGGTGCGCGGCCAAATTCTCGGGCTGACCCGGACGGAAGTCTTCGCCTTCGCTCCGCTCTACAACGCGGACGTCTATTCGCGCGACCGCGTTTCCTCAGAGGCGGGCGTCACCGGCCCGCATGCGATCGTCGTCGTCACCGACAGCCTCGGCGAGACGGCGTACTGGATGGGTCGCGATAATTTCTTCGCCTACGACGGGCTCGTCCGCACGCTCGATTGCGAGCTGCGCGATTACGTCTTCAAGGACATCAACATCGTTCAGGCGGCGAAATTCCAGGCCGGGCTCAACACCGCCTATGACGAAGTGTGGTTCTTCTATTGCTCGGCCGACTCCGACGAAATCGACCGCGGCGTCATCTACAATTACGGCGACGGCACCTGGTCGAAGGCGACCATCGCGCGGACCTGCTGGGCGGACGTGGGGACGTTCCCCTACCCTATGGCGGTCGACCCCGCCGGCACGCTGTTCGAGCACGAAAAGGGCAAGACGGCCGACGGCGATGTCATGCCCTCCTTCATCCGGTCGCACCCAATCACGATAGGCGTTGGCGAGCAGTTCGCCGACGTCGATCAATGGTGGCCGGACATGCAGGACGGCTCTGACGCGGCTAAGGTCAGCTTCATCTGCCGCGACGGCCCCAGCATGCCGGACCGGATCG